AGGGCAGTCCGGTTGCGCCAATGACTTCAAAGCCCCTCGTAGTAGCTCCAACAGCAGTCTTCCCCACCAACAGATTCCCGCTCGCGTCGAGCGTCATCGCTTGGGTGAAGGTGATGGCGTTACCAGCGGTGCCGCTGGGGGCGTTGTACCACAAATGCCCGCCGGATTGCTGGCGATACAACGTCGCAGCGGCGGTGGTCTTGTAGATCCACTGACTGGATGTGTTAAAATACCCATTCAACGCGGAGTCAAAAATGCCGGTCGTCGCGCTGAACGATCCGACATTCGATCCAAGCTCAATCGCTTTGTATCCAGAGTTCCACGCACTCGGCGTAACCCCCACGCCGACGTTGCCGGAGTCATCAACGCGAAGTCGTTCTGTGCTGTTTGTTGCAATTCCAAAGCTGTTGGTAGCTGGAAGATAAATTCCATTCAACGGCACAGTCGAACCATCAACAACAACACGCGCACAAGTGGTTTGACCGCTCAATGTGACGTTTCCAACAACGTCAAGAGCAACGGCAGGAGTAGCCGTCCCAATACCAACCCGATTGTTCGCCGAATCAACCTTCAGCGTCGAGGTGTCCACCGTCAGATCGCCGGTGATGGTGGCGGAGGCGAGGGTGGCGGTGCCGCCTGCCCCGAGGATCTGGTTGCTGGTGATCTTCTTCGTGGTGCCACTCGCCGCCATCGACGTATCGGAAACATCCACAATCGGCAGAACGTCTGCCGCGGGATCGACGGTGGTGATGGCCGCCAAGGCCGTGATTTTCGTGTCTGCCATATGCTAGTTTGCTTGGATGATCAGTTTTCCGTTGTCCTCTTGGAGCAGGAAGTCCCCGTTCTCCAAGTCTAAAGAGTCAAATGTGCCGAAGGTGATGACGATCTTGTCGGTGCCATTTTCTAGCAGAACAAAGAACTCGTCCTCCTGCAGCAAGTCACGCCGCAGTATGGGATAGTCCGCACCGCCGCCACCGCCAGCGAACCGCTGGACGTCAACGCCGAGGCCTAGTCCCAGTCTCATTGATTAGACCCACTTGCGGTTGTACGCCACGATACCGCCGCTACTAAGAGCGAGCGATGTGAACACACCGGAGATCGAATCACCGGCCTGTATGGTCACGCCAGAGCCCAAGCCGGTGATGTTGGACGTGCAGCCCGACAGGATCGACGTCGAGACGGCATGGATCTCCATCCAGTTGCCGCTCACCGTGCCGTCGGCCGCGGTGATGTATCGCCCACCGAACTCGCCGGCGAGCTGACGATTTGAGCCAACATTCATAGTGTGAACTTCTGACTGCTTCTCTTTGTGCCACCTTGCCAACCGACCTGCAAGCGTGTACCCCCGCACTTAACCCTCACCTCCGGGTTGTCACGCTCGATCTCCTTCAGGAACTGAGAGTCTTTCCAGCAGTCGTAGCCGTACTTCGTACCCCAGGCATGGTACAGCGTAGGATCGATGCGCATCCGAAGACGGCCGATGCCGTCCACACTGCGCAAGTCGGTCTGAGAGTCCTTGGCAATCCGCTTCTGCTGGATGCCGGCCTGAACCCATTCCTTCTGGATGCCGCTTTCAAACTCCTTGATGACCGCACGGCGCAGATCGCCGGGAAGGTCGTTCAGTGCGTTGCCGATCACTGATGAAACATTCTGATGCATAGACAAAGAAAAGGGGAGGCTGCCGGGTTTGTCCAGCAACCTCCCCGTGTTTGGAGCAATTAGCTCGCGCCGTTGAAGAAGCCGAAGCCCGACGGGTTCTTCACAACCAGCCCGGCAATGGCCTCGACGAGACGGGCAGGACCGCCACCAGCGTCAGGCAGAGCCTTGACCTGCGGCAGCTTGGCGTAGCGCACCTCGGCCATGTCCATGGGGATGACGTAGCCCTTGTAGGCCTGAGCCGACAGCGAGGTGCTATTCTTGCCACCGATGAAGGTGGTGGGGTGCAGGATCAGACGGCCGAAGTCGCCTTCGAAGATGTCGATGCTGTTCTTGAAGGTGTCGTTGCCCAGCTCCTGATTGAACGTGCGCACCGAGGTGGCCGCAATCGTGTTGGTGTTAGCAACCTGGGTGGTGCCCGAGGCAGTCAGGTTGGTGAACGCACGCTTCAGCGTGGTGCCCAAGATACAATCGTAGTCGCGGAAGGTACCGGTGTTGCCGTAGATGGCAGTCAGCACGTTCTGAGCGGTAGCCTCAGTGAACGAAGCGGAGGCCGTGGTGTCGACAGCGCCGGAGGCCGGCAGGAACGCCGAGCCAGAAGCGCAGGCGCCGATGTTCGAAGCGTTGGTGCTGTTCAACCAGTTACCGAGCGAGCCGGTCAGGTAGGGAACCGAACCGTTGTCAGCCTGGGCGGCCTGGTTCGTGCACATGAAGGTCGACTCCATGTCGCGCTTGATTTGAACGAGCTGCTTGGCAATGCCGTTGGCAAGCTCATCGGTCACGCCGGCAACGTCCTGAGTCTCGGCGATGAAACCGATGCGCAGGTCGCGGCGGAAGGCCTGACCGTAGTTGTTCAGACGGGTCCGGTTGGCAACCGGGTTCGCAGCGCTGGAGACGGTCACATCGGTGCCGTCGACAACGCCCTGGAGAACCGGGGCGCCGTAATTGTCGACCTGCCAAGAGAACTGCATATTCCCGAGGTCCTTGCCCTTGGGGGCCATGGACACGAACGGGGTCGACTTGGCGTCGACGATGGCGATGTAGTCCGCCAGATCTTCACGAGCGGCGGAGGTGGAAGCGAGCGGCACAGAGCCGCCCTGGTTGGGTTGGAGCAGGGGCATGGTTAGAACATCCTTTTCAGTACTTGAGCCAGTTCACTTTGACTCCCGGTCTTCGAAAACTTCGACTTCGCCTGCTGCAGGCCGACCGCAGCCGCATCCTTTTTCACAGGAGCAGCAGTAGGTTTGCCCGGCTGACTCGGCGCCTTCACGATGGGCTTCACCGCGGGTTTCCCCTTCGATGCCTCCAATCGCAGCTTCCGGCCAGCAATGAAATCGCCGATAAGCACCTGGTACTCTGGCAGGCTTGAGAGCTGCGGCAACTGCCGCAACACCGTCTGCGCTTCCGTGTACTCGGCACTAGCACGGTCCTTCCACCAAGGATAGAGCTGCTCGGCCACCGGCTTGATCTGCTGGTAGTTCTGCAAGAATCTAGCGCGATTCGGGATGTGCAGATCCAGCGCATCTTCGACACGCCTCTTGATCTGCTTCACCTCTTCCGCGCTGTACTCCTTGCCGTCTACTTCGCAGCCGTCGATGTTGTCCTCGCACCACCGCTTCAAGTTCCTGGCTTTGCTCCACTCATCATTGAGTTTGGACGCATCCCAGACGTCAGCGAATGGATCGTTGGACGCCACCGCAGGCACAGGCCGCTCGGCTTGAGTCTGCTCCAGCTTGCTCTTGGCGTCGTTGAGTTCACGCTCGAGCGCCTCGGCCTTCTCCAGCGCCTCTTTCTTCTGGCGCGTGAGCTTGTCGATACGCTTGCGGAAGCCCAACGACTCGTCGTTGTCTTCGGATTCCGAAAGAACTTCATCAGGCGGCTCGGCCTGACTCTCCGTTTCTTCAGCGGTCGGTTCCGCTGCCTGTTCCTCGTCCGCACTCGCGTCCGTAGGCTCAGGCTCCGACTGTTCGACGGGCTGACTAGCCTTCTCTTCCTCCCCGCTGAATCTTGATTTCAGCAGCTTCGCCAACGCCGATTCATCGAACTGGATCGGGTTGATTGGGGGTTGTGCCGTGTTTTGGACAGGTTTCGCTTCCTGTGTCGTATTCGGGATGTCCATGCTGTTTTGACCCTGCAAGCCGGGTATCGTTCGCCATGGTGGTTAAAGGCCCACCAAGAAGCCGTTGGTCTAGTGAGATATTAAGACCGACCGGAAGTCAAATCCTTCTCACTTCTGAGCGAGCTTATTAGCAAGCTCAAATCTTGTATGGCAGCAGCCCTGCCGCAGTTGTAGGCGCGATCCTCAGCAGACAGGTTTGGCAATATAGCAGAACGACTCTCGTCCTCTGACGTATCTGCAATGATCTGCAGGAATGCCGCTATTACCGGATGCTCGTCGGATACCGACAGAGCCTCTGCCAATTGTTCTGGGTTGAGTTTCATTGCACTCCAAGGCGGCCGGTGACCGCATTCTGCTGTTGCTGCACGCTAAACTGCAGGTTCTCAATGTACTTCTGCAGGTTAGCTTGGAAGAGCTGATCCTGCTGCAACTGGGCCTGATACTTCGGATTGCTCGCAAGCACCTGCTGAGCGAACTGCAGGCGCATCGCAGCCGTCGGGTCGTTCTCACGCAGCGTCGGGGGATTCCCGAGGCTGATGAGCGCAATCTCGTCGTTTGTCTCGCCGAACATCTTCTGGGCAGCCGGACCCTGCTGCATCACCAGCTCGCTCGCAAGGTTGGGATCGATGCTGCGAAGCGCCACCGAGATCAGCTTGGCCCGATCAATGACGCCAGCAGTGTCGAGAGGCAGCACCAGGGTGCTGATGGCCTTCAGCTTCTCGGTCACCAGGTCGGTCGAAAGCTCGCGGATGTCGAACTTCAGCATCACATCGAAGTCCTGCACGTTCTCAGGCAACTGCGTGGTCGAGGCCGTGATGCGCATGATCTCCGCGGGGCCGACATACTGCAGCGTCAAGGCCAGCACCTGCCGGAAGGC